GCCGTGAACCGCACCGACGACACTTCGCCGGCGTAGTCGGTGCCCGAAATCTCGAACACCGCGTCTTTCATGAAAATAGGGGAAAACGGCATTATCCGAGTCCTTTCGTGCGGTCGCCGTACAGGGTGACGTGGATCACATACGCGGGGTACTTGTCGACGAACACCGACCGGGTCGCGGTGTCCCACAGGGACCACGGGTGCGCGTCCAGGGCGGCGATCACCCGGTCCGCGAGGTCGTCGAGGGCGTCGTCTGCGGTGTCCCGGCCGGTGACCGGGGAAATACAGTGCACGTTGAACGTCGCGAAATATCCGCCCTGCGCGTTCGGTGCTTTCGCGATCTGTGTACGTTCGAGCATGACGACGGGGGTGTGCGCGTCGACCCCGTCCAGTTCATACGCGTGGTCGATCACCCGGTCGTCGGGCAGGCCTGCCCGCAGACTGTCCGCGAACTCTGAGCGCAGACTCATGCGATCACCGGCCGTCGTGGGCGGCGCAGCAGTTGCCGGATGTCGTTGGACATCGGCCAGACCCGCACGGCGGACTGATCGAACCCGATCGTGTCGTCGCTGGGGGTGGTCTGCGTGATCCGCCAGATCGCCATAGCCTGCAACCGCTGCGCGGTCAGGTAGTCCGCGGGGACCGGGTCGTCCGCGCGCCAGTGGCGCAGCTGTCCGGTGTCCGCGTCGGTGAGCAGGGAATGTTCCACACAGGTGATCTGCGCGGCGTCCAGCAGGATCTGCGCGGCGAAATCGTCCGCCGGGCAGTCCGCCCACAGTTGGCGGAGTTCGTCGAGGGTCAGCCACCCGCCCGGGCGGGCGAGATCCCGTGTTGTCCTTTTCGCCATGGGGGCACCCCCTCCCGGGTGGTTGGGGCGGTGGGACCGTGGCAACAGGTCCCGCCGCCCCACGCGGTCACTTCGTCGACGACTTCGCTGCGGCCGCGGTCGTGATCGTCACGTTCGCCGTGACGACACCTTCCGGGTACTCGACACCGACGGCGATGTAGCCGAACACGGCGTTATCGACACCGCCCTTGACGAGATCCGGCGCGGAGATCCGGATCGGCACCCCGGGGAGTTCCCACGCGGTCGCCGCCTGCCGGGCGCCGACGATCACGTCGCCGGCGGCCAGGCGGTTGTCGGGGACGATCCGGAACCCGCCCGCGTCCGCGCCGGTCAGCGACACCGCCGCGTTGAAGTACTCCAGCGCGTCCGCGTGCCCGGTCATGAGAATGTCGCGGAACACGTTGGATGCGACGAGGGCGTATGACGGGGTCGCGTTCGCGTCGATCACGGCCAGGGCGCCGTCGACGACCGCCGCGATCCCGACATTCGCGGTGGCCGCGGCGGGGGTGAACGACCCGGCCCCGGCTTTCAGTTCGGTGAGGGCGTACGCGTCGGATTTGATCCCGTACGAGTCGGACATGTTCGCCAGGTACGAGTCGACGACCTCCGTCACGTTGAAGTCGTAATACTCGCGGGCCAGGTCGTGACCTCCGGCGAACCGCTGCGCATAGTAGTCCTGGGGTTCCACGGTCAGCGGGTTGGACGGGATCGGCGTCTTGTTGCCGGTCCACTCGTCGACCTCCGGCTTTGTCGTCCACCGCCACCCGGACGCCTTGATGCCGGTCAGGACACCGGGGGTCAGCAGCGGGACGACCTTTCGCGGGAACTTATTCCCGCCCCACAGTTCGCCCAGCCACCCGGACGGGATCCCCGCCGCCGCGGCCAGACCCCCGGCGCCGTCATAGGCGACGTCGGCAAGGGCGAACAGGCCCTCCCCGTCCTCCCCGACCGCGCCGAACGATTCCAGGTACGGGCGCAGCGTGGACAGGTCGCCCGTGTTGCGGGCACGGCGGACCGCGGAGAAGAAACCCGCCCGGGACAGGGTGGGCGTGTCGACCTTCGGCCGACGGCTGAACGTCGCGTTCGGAACCATGGCCTCAGGCATGGCGCTCTCACTTTCATTGTCGGCCGGGTCACCCGGCGATTCGTCCCCCGCAGCCGCGGGGGTGTCCTGTGACACGTCCTGTGACGTGTCGTCCTCGTCGTCGTCGTCGTCCTCGTCGACGACGATGTCGAGGGTGTCCTGTGACGTGTCCTGTGACGTGTCCTGTTCGGCGCCGCGCAGGCTGAACAGTGCGGCCGCGGTCCCGTCGAACGCGGGCGCCTGCGTGACCGCCGCCCCGGCCAGACGACCCTCACCGACATCCCCGGGGCGGCGGCGCAAATCCGCGATCTCCGCGGAGAAGTAGACCGGGCCGTCCGCGTGCTGCGAGATCCACTCGTCGACCTCGTCCGTATCCGCGAGGGCGAACGTCGCGTAGATCCCCACGTCGTCGGGGGCGAGAGTCGCCGCCCGGCCCAGCACGTCGAACCGCTCATGCTCATCGTTCAGGGTGACGACCATGGGGTCCCGGGGGATCCGGATCGACCCGGGCGGAAACGTGATCGGCCGGGTCTGCGAGGACGACACGCCCTTCGATTTCACCCCGTACGGGATCAGATACCCGGACGCGGTGCGGGTGGCCCGGTCGATCGTGAACAATCCGAACTCAGACATTCGGGGTCCCTCCGATAGTTGCGGCGATATCGGTTACCGCGGACGCGGCGTCCCCGGTGACGATCCGGCCCTGCGGTTCGGTGTAGGCCTCTGCCCACGCGAACCGGACCGTGTTTCCCTGCGGGCACACGTCGTCCTGCCCCAGCCGGTCCTCCACCGGCCGCGCCCAATAGGGGATCGTCAGCAGGTCCAGGCTGGACGCCTGCCCTTGCTGGGTGACGTAGGTCAGGGACGCGGTCGCCGTGGACGCGTCCAGCAGCGACCCGGGCAGTTGGAAGAATGCGGCCAGGTCCAGGCGGGACGCGTTGCGCGCTTCAATGAACATCTCCGGCGCGTACTGGCCCAGGGCGTTCGCCTGAATGTTCCACGGCGTATATGCGACCGCCCCGTTGGGGTCGGACCGGGCGGTCGCCCACGCGTCGACGAGTTTCGTCGCGTCCGCGTCGTCCATGTCGGTCGCGGTGGTTTCGTGCAGTTCGATCGCCGGGATGGGGTTTTTCGCGCGGGAGATCCACGTGTTTTCCAGGTCGACCGCACCGCCCAGGGTGCGGGTCGCGTACGCGAGGAGACCTTCGGACGGTCCGGGGATCAGGATCACCTCGTCCGCGTCCGCGGGGACCATGTGCCCGTCGTCGTCGACGACACAGATCCGGCCCGCCTCGTCGACCTCCCAGTCGTCGTAATTGATATGCCAGGCCTCCAGGATCGGCCGGATCCCGGTCGACGCTTCCCCGCGCCTGCACCCCCACAGCGACCACGGGTAGAAGATCAGGTCGTCGATCGTCGCAGCCATCCGCCGCCAGGGACCCTCCGGTCCGGAGGTCCAGTACAACCACCGCGGTTGGTCGTCGATCCGGGCAGATCCGCGGTATTGGACGAGGGGTTTATCTGCGATCAGGGACAGCAGGATGCCGCGGCCGCGGGCCACGCCGGGCAGGGTCATCGCCTGATCGCGGGTCATCTGCGGGAACGCGCCCGCGAAAATGTCGTCCCACAGCAGCGGGTTCAAGGATCCGGACTGCCACGGGGACGGGAACGACATGCGGTTACGTTCCGCCGCGCGCGGGAATCCCCCCTGTGACGTCGCCCAGGCGATCGTCGACGCGTTCGATCTCAGCCCCACGATTCGAGGGTCCACCCGGGAGTACGACATTTTTCGCGCGTTCGTCGAATTTTTCTCGCGCACGGCGGGCCTGATCCTGCCCGGGGTGCATGGATGCTTCGTGCAGGGCGGCGACCGCGTGCCCTTTCGCCCGTTGCCCGCCGTCCCCGGCCCAGTACCACCCCAGGCACTGGGAACACCGGACGACGGTCGATATATCGGTTACGTCGACCTTGACCGTCATGGGACATGTCCTATGACGGCCGGTTGACGATAATGCGGGGCGCGGGGCGGCGGGACATCCGGTCCATGGACCGGTCCCAGTTCCGCAGCGCCCGGGACGCGGCGTCCAGGCAGACAATGTCCCGGCCCGGTTCCATGGGCGACCATGTCCATTGCCCGACGTCGCCGGAGTCCCGCCGGGACGCGTCCGCGACCGCGGTGTCCAGACCCAGCTGCGTGAAATGCTTCAACATGCCGCGTTCGAGGTCCCGGAGAAACTGAATCGACCCGGCCGTCAGATCCGGCCATTTCTGTTCGGACATCACGACCCGGCCCCCGGAGATCCGGTCGACCTCCGTTTTCGTGGCGCCGCCCTCCCCGCGCGCGTCGTACCCGACCGTGGACCCCTTATACCGGCCGGTCAGTTCGATGACCCGTTTCGGCACCCACCGGGTCCCGGGCCGGTGGTCGACGACTTCGACGAACCCGACCCCGTCGACGTCGCGCCACGCGGCGACGATCGCGGCGACCGACCCGCCGGGTTTGATCGCCAGACCGAACGCGACTTTCCCCGGTTTCGGAACCTTCCGCGGCAGGCGGGCGTCCTCCCACAGTTGCACCGGGATCGCGCGCTGCGAGAAGGTCTCCGGCCACAGGGACAGGTATTCCCGCGCCCACTGCGGGCGGGGCAGTTCCGCCCACTGCGCCCGCATCTTTTCCTCCGTGGTCAGCGTCCCGATCCCGGGGTGCACCTGCCCGAGCAGCCGCATAGCGGCGTCGACATCTTCGATCTCCGGCCAGGGCGTTGCCGGCGGGGCGGCGAAATCCAGGATCCCGACCGCCTCGTCCCCGGCGCGGCCGCGTTCGAGCAGATCCCAGAAGATCCCGGCGCGGGTTTCCCCGGCGGTCCCGGACACGATCACGTGCGCGCCGGGCCGGGTGTCCTGCAGCGGCCGGATCCCGGCCAACAGGTCCGCGCCGTCCTCCACCGGGACTTCCTGCGCCTCGTCGATCCACGACACGTCCGATGCGGCGCCGCGGAAGTTCGCCGCTTTCGGGGCGATCAGGCGGAACGTGGACCCGTTGTCGAACTCCAGCCCGGGGGCAACCTGCCCCAGCATCACCCGGAACCCGCGGCGATCCGGATCGGCCGGGGTCTGCACGAGTTCATCCCCGAACAGGGCCACCTGCCGGGTCTGCGCTTTCGTGCGGCGGGGGCGACCGCGCAGCCACGGCGGCAGATCCCCGTCATCGGGCGGGTTGACCGCGTCCAGGGTGGTCGCCCACTCCCGGAACTGCCGGTAGGCGGCGACCCCCGACTGCGCCGTATAGGTGACCTTGTATCCGGGGCGCAGACTGCACCGGCCCAGCAGGGCGAGGAATATCGACGTGGTTTTCGACGCGCGCCGGGGAACTTCGATCACATACGTTCCCCGGCCGGTCGCGAGCAGGTCCGCGATCTGCAGTTGCTGCGGGTACAGCTGCGCGCCCTCACTGAGCAGCCCCATAAGTTCCGCCCCGCGCAGGAACTCGTCCCGATGCGGTCCATCCCCGGCCAATCCCGACGACGTCGTCGGCGGAATCCCCGCGTCCCGGATCGATTCCCAGCCGTCCCCCCGGAGAGAGGAACCTTTCC